AAGGGTAATGTCCAATTTGGACCCCGGTTCCGGATACCACGTGTCCTGCCACAGCTGCGCACGGTCTTCCAAAGTAACTGTCATATCATCAACCTGCCCGGACAGGTTGTCCGTCACTTCAATGGATAGCAGATGCTTCATCATATCTTCGGATATGTCTTTGCTCTCTGTTTCTCCTGCCGGCGTATACAGTATTTGAGCATAGGCCCGGCGGCCGAGGAATGTCCCCGGCGTCAGTTCTTTTTTCCATTCATTTAATTTGGCTTTAATCGTTTCTAGGGACATGGCATCACCGCTTCCATGGTGGCAAAATCTTGGATGACTGGATCACATTAATTTCCGGGACATTTAATATGATTCCTGCTGGAAAAATAGCTGTGTTTCGGTACGCTTCATTCGCTTCCAGCAGTTCATTCATATAGAGCTCATTGCCGAAAATTTTATACGCAATGGCATCCCACATGTCCCCCTGTACTGTCGTGTACTTATTCATAGCTCAACCGCCTCCGTCCTGCGGATACTCTATCCAGCATTTTAGGCAGTTCCCGCTGGAATTGACGCGCCTGTTCTTCCAAGGCTTGACGGACGGCATCAGCGACGTCGCCACCGCCCTGGACGTTGATAGTCGGCCGGAAGTCCAGTGTGATGCTGCTGTTGCTGTAAACAGGTGCTTTGGCCGTTCCTGTGCTCATGCGCTGCGGCGTTTTCGGCATGACACCTAACGCGGCTCCTGCCTGCTGCCACAATGAGATAGCTCGTGCCGACCCGTCTAAAGGGATAGCGGCTTCTGCCGAGTCTTCCGCGAATGTTGTCAGGAAGGCCCCACGCTGATAAATGCCACCTCTGGCATTTTCGCTGACGTCATCACCGCTGCTGGTTGCATCGCTTATCGTACGGGTTATTTTTTGTGCAATGTTGATAGCCGTATCAATCGGATGCGACAAAGCATTGACCAGGCCGTTCCACTTGTCCATAACCCAATTTACGGCATTCCCAATGGCATCCATAACGCTGTTTGCGAAACTTTGTACTGCCGCTACCGCACTGTCCCAGGCAGAGGAAATGTAATCTACCAGTGCAGAAATAATACCATCTATGACACTGGCTGCGGCCGATACAAAACTGGAAATGGCATCCCACACGGCCGATGCGATAGCCAGACAGCCATTCCATACTCCGCTGAAGAAGGCACCAAAGGCGGATACGATACCCATGATGACCGATACGGCCATCGTCGCTACAGTCATGATGCCGCTCCAGACGGCTGTGGCAATCGCTACCAGGCCATTCCATACCCCGGTGAAGAAGGCACCAAAGGCGGATATGATGTCCATGATGACCGATACGGCCATCGTTGCTACGGTCATGATGCCACTCCAGACGGCTGTGGCAATCGCTACCAGGCCATTCCATACCCCGGTGAAGAAAGCGGCCAGGGCTGAAAACAGGCTCATACCAAAAGATACGATGTTGTTCCAAATCGCAATGACGGCGGCCCGGAACTGTTCGTTTGTATTCCAGAAATAGATAATAGCAGCGACCACGGCGATGATGACGGCCACGATGGCGATAATAGGATTGGCCATAAGCGCCAATGCTAACGCTCTGGCACCTGTTGCCGCAACACGAAAGGCTGCCCCTAATCCATTCAATCCGGCATGGAAAAGTTTGGATGCCGTCGCGGACCCGCGCAATACGGTTTCCCCATTTTTGTTTACTGTGAAGAACATATCAGCCGTTTCTTTAAGCATCCTAAAACCGGCTCTGATGGCTAAAATAGACCTAGCGGCCAATAATACCCCGGCAAAGCTGGCGGCCAGGGCAACCATGGTCTGTACTATTCCTTGGTTTTGTTGCGCCCAATTTGCAAAAGCAGATACTACTGGGATGACCGCATTCAAGACTCCGTTAATGGCAGGTAATAACGCTGACCCCAGCCCAATTCCTACTGCAACAATAGCATTCTTTGCTAATTGTAGCTGATTGGCCGTTGTTCTGCTTCGGGCTTGATATTCCGCTTCCATAGATCCAGCATATTGTGAAGCGTCTCCAACTTTTTTAAAATTACTTTCCAGAGCATCCAAATTCGTTAGCAATGGCGCAATGGCCCCAACGGATTCTTTCCCGAACAAATCAGCCAGTACGCTGGCTTGCTGGTCTTTCGGCAAAGCTTGCAATGCGCGAAAAACGTCCATAATGGCGCCTTTAGCGTCGGTTTGCATCCGCTTGGCCATATCTGCCGCATCAAATCCCAACTGTTGAAAAGCGGCAGCCTGACTTTTCGTGGCGCCTTCACCTGCCGTCATACCCAAGATTAGATTCTTGATGCCAGTTGCGGCTACGTCTGACTGCACCCCTGTTGCAACCATGGATGCCCCTAGGGCGGCAATTTCGCCAGAGGCAACCCCGCCGATTTCCCCGAGTGGGCCGATGCGGGTCACGACGTCGGAAATCAATGGTGCCGAGGCGGCCGTTGTATTTCCCAAATAATTGATTTTATCTGCCAAAGCAACTACGTCTTGTTGGTTTAGTTTGAAAGCGCTTCGCCATTTGGCCATCATATCCCCGGCCTGTTCAGCTGTAACGTCAAAGGCTACGCCCATCTTTACTGCGTCCTCAGCGAACTGCATTAAATCCTGCCGCACTATGCCGGCTTGTCCGCCAGCAGCTACTATCTTCGCAATATCATCAGCAGCCATTGGTAAGTTAGTCGATAATTTTAATACGTCTTCGTTCATTTGTGCGAACTGTTGTGGCGTATCAAAATCAACGACTTTACGCACATCAGCCATGGCACTTTCAAAATCAACAGCTGCTTTAGTAGCCGCTATTAACGGTGCTGCTAGGACAGCTGTTTTCATAGCAGTCCCAGATAAGTTGCTAACGGCTTGAGACCAATTGGCAGACGCCTTCTGTTTTGCGTTGATGCGGTCTGTAATAGCCTCGTACTTTTTAGCAAGCGCTATTTTCTTAACCTGTGCTTGGAGCATAGCCAATTCGGTGTCGTATTCAACGTAGCCCTTACTACTTTGTTGTTTAGCCGCCTGTTTTTGCAAGCTTGCCATTTCCCGGTTTGCCACGCGTAACTGATCCTTCATCTGCTTCGCATGAGCGACCGCTTGGGACATAGTACTCCCTACGCTACCGTCCAGCCGTCCTTTGATAGCAATGGCTAATTCCATGACACGACTCATTTTACTGCCCTCCCTTCTTGGCCTTCTTCATTTCTTCTTCTTCCCGTTCGACTTCTTCGTTCATGACTTGAATCCACTCATAAAAATCACCGATTGGCTGATCCAGGAACCATCCAATCGGCGTTTTCGTGTACTTCGCCAGCCTCATGGCCGATAGTCTTATATTTTCTACGGCTCCTTGGGAAGCAAAAAATTCTGCGCTTTCAAGCAGGCTGCCATAAAGTCCGGACCACTCAGGTTGAGGATATCATCATACTTCATTTTGGCTGCCGCCGCGGCCACGATGGCCTGGTATTCCATCGACAAGGCCGGTACGGTCATGAGCTTGTCTTTCTTTTTAGCCTGACTCATGCAGGCCAGCAGGGCATAGCCATTCAACTTCGTAAAATCAAAATAAATTTCCGTCTGCCCGCTCGGCAGTGGTTTGGTCAGATGCAGGATGTTTTCCTGGTCTACGATTTCAGCGTTGACGAGTTCGTTTTCTTTTTCTTTCATGGGAATCCTCCTAGTTCATACCAATATTGGCGCGAACCTGCTGTAACAGGTCAATACCGTTCACGATGGCTTTGTAGCCGTATTTGTCGATTTCACAGAGCGTAGCGCCGCCCATTTCAATTTTGAAGTACGTACATTCGATGACGGTTTCACTGTCCGTCTTGGACCCGGCTTTGAATTTGCCAGGGTTGTGGCTCTTGACGCGGCCACGGACGGCGACGCGGTACTGCTCGTGTTCATAATCATTGGCACCGCTGTCCCAGTTCTGGATGTCCGAGTAGAGTTCCAGTGCCAATGTACTGCCGCCGACCAGGCGGGAACTCGTTTTCGTCGGCACCTGCCAGGTCATCTTTAATTCCAAGGAATCAAAATGGCCGGCGATGGGCGCTTCGATTTTACCAGCGACGCCGATGCCTTCAATATCTTCTGTCAGCGATTTCAAGTCCGGCAATTCGACTTCGTTGACGCCGATTAAATCGTCGGCGCCGTCGATATAGGCCCGCATATCATTGATGACTTCCGGGATTTTATTTACTGCCATGGGTTTCCCTCCTTACGAGAATAATACTTCAAAGTTCGATACGTCATACTCAAAGGTATCTTCAATGTCCTGTGCCGGGACTGGCGGCGTCAGCTTCGTGTGGATTCGGAAGATGCCGGCCAGTAAATCGGTCGTCGGGTTTTCATCAGCCAGGAACTGGACACTGGCCCCTAAGAGATATCCTCGTGACGTAAGCCCATTCAACCGCACCTGTTCGCTGTCTACCAGCGTTTTTACCAGTCTCGGAGTGATTGGCTGGTCTGTCTTCTGCCAGTTCGTTAAAATGAAGGTGACATACTGCCAGTTGAACATGCGCCGGACACAGATGAACATATCTTTGACATCTGTCGTGCCTGGATAAGCACCGGTAAAGTTCCCCCAGGACTTCCAGCCGCCGGAGAAATTCAAGCCCGTAACGATGCCCTGTTCATTAAGTAGATTGGCCTGTGTCAGATTGAGATTTACTTCACTGCCATCTTTCAGACACAGCCCTGTCGCCTGTAATGTCTGGTTGGACGGCGACTGATACGGGACGTCATCGTTATTGCCGTCGGTAACGCCGATGATGCCCATGATATGAGTCGATAAGTGGAAAACCATATCGCCATTTTTAGCACACGGCCAGCAGACAATCTGGTTGTTCCCCGTGTAGTTGTTGCCGTTTTTCCACATATTGACGTCGGCGTATTTTTTGACCTGTTCCGTATTGATGTCTACCAGTGCCATGCAAGGGAACAAGCCGTCGATTTTAGCCGCTTTGGCTTTCATGACAGCGGCAATGGCCGGCTTTTCAGACCAGCCCGGTGCTGCCAGCAGGCCCGGAACTTTGCCAATCTGGAAATAAATATCGTCGATGAGTTCCAGCCCTTTGTTTTTGCCATCCGTGGACATGCCGCCGATGATGTCGTCATCTTTGACAGCCGTCGGATCTAATTTGTCATAAGCAACATGGATGCTCGATACGGAGGCCAGTGCACCATCATCCAAGAGTGTAATAATGAGCTGACCATCATCGTCATATGCCGCCGTATAGTCCGTATCCAAGGTGGCTGCGGACCCGTCTGCACTGCCCTTGACGGTCAGCGTATGCAATAAGACCGGGTCTGTAAGGACGACCTGTTTCTTCGTAACTGTCTTGGCCGTGTCCGAAACGGACACTTTATGTTTGGTCGGGTCCAATACATTGACAAATACAATTGGTTTTACATTGTACAGTTTGAATTCGGTATACATCGCTTCGCAGAGCGTGTACTTATCCCAGTCGGGATGATACCCCAAATTCTGCGTCGCTTCCTTCCAGCTGTAGCAGATGACGGGTTTATTGACATAGGCCGTCGGGTCTTCTGTCAGATGGACAGGCGCCGTCCCGAAGACAACCGGCAAGCCGGAATCAGTGGCGACAGTCGCCACAATCGAGGTCGGGACTTCGCTTGCTTTTACGCCGTGGAAAAATGCCATTTTATTTACCTCCGTGTAATGCCATGGCCCGTTTATACATGATATTTCTCAACGAGCCTGTAGATTTAACTTCTTTTTGTGCCGCATCCAATTCGCCCGCTGTGACGAACAGATGCTTATATACCGGGTCGTCCTTATATTTTGCAGGAATCCCGTCTGCGAAAATCTGATTCGTGTGGATTTCCGTGTCTTTATAGGCTGGGCCGACGTAGATGACCGGCCCGCTGGTTTCACTCATCGTATCTGCCTCCTAAAACCTCCCAATGTGTTTGACGTGGCTGCGGAATGAATACGTCGAACTCAATGACACCTACCCATTGTGGGAACGGCTGGTCATCGGGAATCGTCGTCTTGATATTCCCGTCATCTATATCAATGAACCATTTCTTGGCAATGGGATTGTTGGCCAGTAGGTGATAGCGGATGAATTCGAGGAAATGGAACAACATATGAGCTCCATAGGTCATATCTTCATCGTAAATGGTCGCGTAGATGACGATAGACGTAACGGACTTATCCCGGTCGTCTGTCGTAGCTTCTGGCCGTACTACGACGGCCGGACAAAGTTTCTTTTGGTCTGCCCGGTTATTCGCCCTGGGCAGGAATCCGGCATATACATTTACGTCCGTATCGACACTCGAAAAGATATTTTCTGGCCGGCCTTCACAATATTCCTGGTAAGCCGTGAATTTTTCTTTCAAGAATTCCGCGATACCTTCCGCACATTCCAATGGGGTCATCGCATCACTTCCCTAATCTGTATTCGATTTCATGTTCCAATCGTTCTTCAAAGACATCACTGCCACGGTCCATCATGACGCTCAGGACATCGGGATTGCCGAATAACTGCGGCACGGCTGGCCCATAGATGCCTTTCAGCGGGTATCTTTCCTTGCCCTTACGGGCGACGAATGCCCCGCCCAGGCTAAAGCCGCGGGGGACATGCATCATTTTCCCTCGCTTTACAGATACGAAGACGCCGTCCCGCCGCTTCTTGGCCTGGTATTTATGGATTGCCTCGGGTGCCCCTTTGACAAGGATGGTAGCCCCGTCCTCATCAGCCCGGATCTGCGCCTTGGCTTTCAAATCCCCGGCCTTCATGGTATAAATGCTTCGGATTTCCTTCGTTCCGGCCTGTCGTGCCGCTGTGGCTGCCCGCTTCCCGGCCGCTACGGCTGCCCTGGCGATTTCTTTGTCGCTCAGAGTGGACAAGGCATCCATTATTTTTTTATCGCCCTGGATGTCGATTTCTACGCTCATAGGCCCTCCTAGTGATTCTTGTGCAGGGTCATCGTCAGGATACCCATGTCGTCGATGACGTTATCTACCAGGCAGTAATCGCCATCGACAGTAAAGCTTTCTCCTTCCGCTGGGACTTCTCCGTAATCGTCTTTCGCGATATGAATGATGATGACCTGGCCATGGGTTCCCTCGAAGCCGGAATAGATTTCCTGTGTCTGGAACATAGCGTCTTCTTTGGGACTCTGCACGATGCATGTATACTTCTTGCCATTCAGTTCATGCGTCTCGGCGAATTCATCGGCATTGAGAAAAGCCGGAATGTCCGAAGCTACCATTTCTTTGAACGTGCTCATTTTTGGACGGCTGCGGCGGCATCGGCCAGGGGCAGTTCCATCCCCGGTTCATCTGCCGGCGATTCTTCCGTCTCTGGCTCATTGGCCGGGGCCACTTTGTCCCCAACCAAGGCAACAACTTGTTCATCGGCCCGTTCCATGAGTTTTTCCGCTTCATCGTCCGGCAACTCGAACGAGTCACCAGTCCGATATAAGTGCTTGCCCATGGAAACGCAGCCGTATGTAACGACTAACTTCATGGTCATCCCTCCTATTTCGCTTTGATGACGGCCCAATCGTCGACGAACTGCGGAGCCAGGACACAACGGCAGTACATGTAGAAGCTCAATACCTGCGTATCCTTGTTGCCGTTATAGTACGGCACATACGGTGCAACGAAGGTTTCGTAGGCCGTGCCGGCATCATTGAGCAGGGTGCAGGCGCCGTGGAGCTGACTGCCGCGGCCCGGAATGGCGATGATGGCCGTATCGGGGTCGATGAAATACTGCGATTTCCCGGCATCGTCGGTGTACGTTTCTGCATAGGTATAGACGTCGAGGTTCAGCGATTTGATGCGCCCGACATGAGTAATCTGCGGGCTGATAATCTGCGGCTGGAAGCCCATGAGGGACAGATTGTCCGCCGTCGGAACCATCATCCATTTCATGATCTGGTCATTGCTCAGCAAATAATCTGCGATGTTTTTCCCACAAATCATCATGGTCGGGACGATACCGGCGTCTTCCTGGATGAGTTCCGAAGCGTTCTTGATGTCGCTGTAAATCGTCGCGCCGGCTTTATCCCAGGTTGTCGTCGGCGTGACTTTATGGTCAAAGTCAAACGCAATGGTGTCAATCAACACCGTCTTGCCGTCATCGGCATAACCTTCGATGTCGCATTTACCAGTCTGCAAGATATCCGCCGCCATCTTCGCTTTGCGGTTGATGATTGCGTTCTGCAAATCCACCATATCTTCAGCCTGCTTGATGGCTGCGCGCTGGGCCGGTGTCGTCGTGCTGTAGATGTTTTCGCCGAAGCCGCGTTCCGATAATTCTTCCGGATCTACTACCTTACTCGGCCCCATCATCGGCGGCTGGTAGATAGCGATTTTAGAGCCCGTGTCTTTCAGGCTCGCGCCTTTTGCGCCACGAACGACAAAGGGGGCCAGCTGACGGCCACGCTTGCGGTATTCTACGGCAATCTTGGTCGTAACGGCTGTCGCCGGTACAAGCGGGAAAAAGGTATCAAGCAAAAAAGATGCCGGCGGCGTAATCCGTTCCATTGCCTGCATCAAAGATACAGTATCTCTCAATTCAATAGCCATGTTCAGTTCCTCCTAGTGTACAGATGTCAAGAAAATGCCGGCATTTCGCAATTCTTCTTCATGGGCGTCAACCGTATCTTCGCTGGCGGCAATGAGGTATTCGCGATGGAATCGGCCGGAAACATAGACCGTCGCAACGGTGGCTTTATCATCCACGTCGCAACTCAAAATAGCATTGGCAACAGCGGCTTTAGCCGTAGCCACAGCAGCTGTCCCGGTAACGGTCATCAACGTACCGCGTTTCATGGTCGTTCCAGCCGTTAAGGTGACGTTCTTGAGCAAAATAGGAATTTCCGGCCCGCCGATAAGCTGGTCGTGTTTAATGTCGATGACTTCTCTGATTGCCATTATTTTGCACCTCTCAATCTATTCGCTGCATTGACTACATCTTCAATATCCTGAGCTTTCTTTACGGCTGCCTGGTCCTGCGGCATCCCTGTTTTCGGCACAGGCGTTACCTGTTCAGATCCGGACTGCATCTGTTCCATAATCATGGTGCGCACGCTTGCCAATGCCTGGTCACTCGGCGACTGTACGCCGGCGACGGCTTCGATATAGGGAGCTACATCATCCGCTGTCCGACCGTCGCTGATAGCCCGGTCAATCATGGCATCGGTGTATACGTTCCCGTTTTTCAATGCCTTCAATTCAGCAATTCGCTTCGATTCATCCGCATCCTTGTTCGCGTTCTGCAGGTTCAAACCCAATAAGGCTGCCAGTTTGCTGGCTAAGGTTTTATCATCCATGTTTTTTTCTCCTTTGTTGATGATCTTTTCAAGCTGTGCCCGGTTCTTCATGTGACACGGGCAGGAAATATTATTGACAATCAGCATATTGTCATTCAGGCTGGCCGTGACCTGATAGTCTTCGTCGATGGCGTCGATGAAACCGTTTTCCAGGGCCTGGTCGGCCGTCATCCACGTTTCATCGTCCATCATCTGTGCCAATTCATCCGTTGTCTTATGGCATCGTTCCGCATAGACGTTCAAAATCGTTTCTTTCGTCGATGCCAGCGCTTTCTGTAATTTGGCCAGGCCCTGTTCATCATAGCCGCCGATGAGAAAGGATGCCGGGTTGTGAATCATGTACAGTGCATTCCGCGGCATTTCGACGCTGTCGCCAGCACAAGCGATGATAGTGGCCGCACTGGCACACATCCCGTCGATATGCATGGTCTTCTTGCCGCTGTAGCCTTTAAGCATCGTATAAATGGCCTGAGCCGCGAATACGTCGCCACCGGGACTGTTGATACGTACTGTCAGATTCTTGCCGCCACATTCTTTCAAATCGTCGTTGAACTGGCGCGGCGTAACGTCATCGTCGTACCATGACTGCGAAGCGATGGCTCCATACAGCAGCAGTTCTGCATTGTCATCGCCCGCTTCATTGACGAAACGCCAAAATCTTTTACTCTTCATGGGTTGTCTCTCCTTTGTCGGCCAGCACTTCCGGGCTTCCGATAGTCAGGCCGTATTTTTCAATCATCTTCTGTTCGTACGCCAGCTGTTCCAAGTTTTCTTCCAGGTCCGTGCCTGTCAGTTCGGCCGCTTCTCGTTCTCGCGTGCTCAAGCCGTATGTTGTCCGCAAGGCACTGCCATTGACGTCTTTTACCGGGTCAAGTATCGTCATGGTCGGTCCGTACCAATCGGCGTTGCACCAACATTTCCGAATCAATGGATCCGTGAAGAATCCCGGTGCTTTGACGCGGCCGATGGCAATGGCTTCGGCCAGCCACATTTCATAGACAGGCTGGCAGAAATCGCGGGCGAACCAAATGCGCCGGCGCTTATATTCTTCCCACGCCTGTAGCATGGCGGCACGGGAGGCCGAATAGGATGACGTGAAATGCTTCATCAGGACTTCGTAAGGCTGGCCGATGGCGCTGCCGACCATTTCCAACAGCTTCGTCGTGAAGGCGTCGAACGTTGACATGCTGCGCGACGCATCGACGCTTTTGACATCGACACCACGGGGCAGGGCATTGATGGTTCCAGGCCCTAATGCGTATTCGTCCGGGTCGATGACGGGGCCGCCCTGGGGGTCAATGGTCTTGCCGATGAAGTCATTTAATGTGCCGCCAGATGTCTGGGACTCTGTGAAAAACAGCGAGAAAAAGGACTTGACAATGGCAGCTGTCAGCTCGGCCGTCGTATAACGGCTGACTTGTTTCAGCGTCTCAATGACAGGGGATAAATACGGCGCTCCCCGATATTGTTCAGGCCGCTGGTCATTGCTGGTCTGTATGATGTTTGGCATGCCGCAAATGTCGCCCCATGCTTTGACGCGGGTCCAGGTGGCAATCGTCCCTATATCTACCGGGTCGCCAGGTACTTTATTCGATACCCAATAGGCGGCGACGGCTCCATCCGGGTCGATTTCTACGCCGGATATGATTTTGTTCCCCGGTGTGGGCGCCGTCATTTCGACGGCATACGGTCCGGTAATGCCATAGTAATCCCGACCATAGGGATTACTTACCCGGTTGCCTTCCAGGAGTTGCAGACGCAAGCTGTACGGCATATCCGCTGTCGGCGGTCGGCGCTTGAACAGGCAAAAGGCATCGCCATCCACGAGATAGCCCGTGTAGTTGATGTCCTGCATGTCGTAAAAATTATTGCGCCTCGTCAGATCGCACTGTGTCGAGCTGGCCCACAGGTCGAATTCCTGGGCTACATGGCGTGACCATTCCCGGGACTCATCGGCCGTCATCCCTAACAGCTTGTACTTGGGGCGCGGAAACAGATGCAACCCCGCCCCGATGGTGTGCAGTGAACTGGTCATAATCGCCGCTGCCCCGATGGGCGTATTGATGGACTGGTCGGCGCTGCGGTTGCGCAACGTATACAGATTGGCGTTTACGTCTGATTTTGCGGAATATTTTCGCGGATTGTAGGCTTTTAGGATATTGCTTTCGTGCGAAGCCCCGCCGTTTGAATAACCGCTGTTCTGGATTGTCGGCGTCCGCGCCTTTTGTCGTGACCGTTTATTTCGTTTTGCCATGGTCGGCCCTCCTTAATCGAAAAATACAATGCGCTTCCCGCGCCCTTTCCCTGGTGTTTCGCTGTCGTCCAGCGTTGCCCCGCTGGCAACCAGGTTGTCGATGGCGACGCGGATGCTGGACAAGTCCGCCCTTGTCATGGTCCGGTTCCCGATGGTATACGACTGTCCCATCAAAACGGCCTTCTCGGCTTCTACATACCGGGCCAGTCGTTCATTTTGCAGTTTACTCATGGTGCCTCCTACCAAATGTTCGTCTGTTTGCTGACCCGTCTTTTCCTTGCGGGCTTAGGTGGTTCTTTTCTGACAGCCGCTTCCTGCGCCGGCTGTTTCATGATAGTTTGCAGTTCATCCCATTGCGGATTGACCGACAACATGCATCCCAGGTTGTAGACACGAAGATCCAGAGGTTCGTTTCGGACACCTGTTGTCGTCTGCCATACCTCACGGATAACTCCATTTTTCTTGACTTTCGTCTTATGTTCAGATATAAGTCCCTTGAAATAGAGTTCGTCGTATCCCCGGTTATCCAGGCCGTCGCTGTTTTCATTCAACGGGAAATGCATGTATTGAGGCCCTGGGGCTTTGATGGCCAGGCGGTTCATGACCTGCTGCTTGCCGTCGTCGACGCCGAGGATGACCAGCGGTATCGGCGTCCCCGAAGCCTTCCCGATTTTGTAGTTCAGTGGAATGCCCGGCATGTTGCTGTAACCTTTGATAGCGAAACGCTGTTTGGTAAAATTCGCTTCACAATAGCGATAGACATGACCGGTATAATGGCCGCCAGAGTCGATGAAGGTACGGACGATTTTCAGCCCGGTCCCGTTTTTGAAGCGGTACACGTGTTCAAGGATGGTATCCAATTCTTCCCAGGTTGATTCCTGGTCTGGACGGCCTAAAATAACGCCCTTGCGGATACCCCACGACTCTTCACCGGCACCCCAGCCGCATACTTCATATTCCAGTCGGTTGTCCTGCGTGTCGACGGCTGCTGTCAATAACAGCACGCCATCTGGCAACTCTGCTCCATACGATTCGCGGCGCCTGACGAAGATTGTTTCATCATCGAATGCCCCTGGCTGTCGATAGCTTTCGCCGAACCGCGTGTTTACAACAACCTGTTCGCGTGTCGGGTCTCCTTTGGCTTCCAGCCATTCCCGCATAATTTCATTCCAGCTGGTCCAGGGAGAGGTGAAGGCATTGATGAAAAAGGAACGGATACCATTCGACCTGGCCTTTGGATTCTGTGCTCGATAGCCTTGAACAGCGTTCTTCATTTGCCGTTCCGTGAATTCATAACCACATGCCGGGCATCTCCATTTCACGTGATGTACGATAGCATGACGTTCGCCCCGGTCATCTTTGTAGGTCCCTGCATCGGTTTCCATGTCGAGATACCGGAGCAGATGCCATTCCCCGCAATTAGGGCATTGATGCTGCCATTCTTCCTGCGTTCCGGCGATGTATTCCGCATCAATCCGGCTGCTCCCTTCTGTTGTCGGTGTCGAAAACAGCCCCATGACCCGGTTCCAGAATGTCGTCATTCGTTTGGCTGCCAGGTCTACCGGGTCGCCTTCGGTGCCAGCCGAATCGGGAAATCGGTCCACCTCGTCGGCCAGCAGAATCCGTATTGGACGGCTGGCCAGTCCGGCCGGGCTGTTAGCTCCACACATGACCAGTCGGCCGCCTGGAAAGAATTTCGACAGAATCGTGTTGTTTCCATCCCTGGTTTTAGCCGTCTTATCCCCGGCCCGCTTCACATCGTAGAACAACGAACTCAATACGGGCGTGTCGCGGATCATAGGAGCAATACGTGATTTGGAATAATCCTGGGCCATGTCTACTGTAGGCTGTATCATCATGATGGAAGCCGGGTCCAGGTGGGCAAAGCGGCCGATGACGTTGTTCATGATGTCTGATTTGCCAATCTGTGCCGCCGACTTGACGACGACGCGATGTACGCCGGGTTCTGTGAAGGCATCCATGATGGCCCGTTGATACTCGGCCCGTTCCGTCCGCCATTTGCCCGGCTCTGACGAAACACCGGCCGACAAATAGCGATACGTATCAGCCCATTCGCTGACAGACGTCTTCGGCAGCGGTTTCAAGCCGTGTCGGGAAATATATTGCCACAATTCTTTCGCTGACTTCATGGCTCGTCCTCCTCTTCTACTTCTTCATCGGTGAAGAGATCCGGGCTATATTCACTCAGCTCAGATAGCTTTTCTTCCAATTCTTTCGTCAATCTGGCGTAAATTGCTTCTTTGGTTTTACCTTCCAGCTGTGGCGCCAACTTTGTCGGCAGTCCCAACAGCTGCGTCCTCAAGTTAGACAACATTTCCGTCATGACTAATTCGACCGTTTTGGCACTGTATACACGGTGTTCCATTTTAGCCAGGCGCAATTCAGCGATTTCCCGCTTCGTTTTTTCATGCCGGGCCTTTTCGGTCATGTAGTCTATGTCTTCATCGCCGCCGCTTCCTTTGGTGGCGTCTTTGTAATTAAGGATTGATTGTACCAAAAAGACGCCGCCACTCTTGTCTTTTTCATCGCGAATGACGACGCCTTCCTGGATTAACTGAGAGATTCTAGGAGGGGTTAAGCCGATTGCGTCGGCCAGCGAACGCTGAGTAACCGTGATTTCACGCGCTTTCCCGCGTACTTTCATGACGCCCTCCCTCCTCTCTGACTTAACATTTTTATTTGTTTCTGTGAACGCATGAGCTATATAAATAAATCATACCCCGCTTCACATAAAACCATTTGAAAATATAAATTAAGGGCTGAATTTTACTAAAATCTAGTTTTCTTTCGGGCGCCGCGGTCGCGCAAGGCTTTTGTTAACCCATAAGAACCTAGTCAAAAAAAATCCAGAAATAAAAATTTCCGGACTCATCGAATCAAAAATCTTATTTTCCTCAAGTTGACCAGAAACCTTCGCAAAACCTTTCTGTTTTGTATCCAGCGTCTCCGATGCACACAGCATACCGTCAAGGTGCGTCCTGTGCATCGACCCATGGTGCATGGCCGCTGTCCGGGTAGTACAACACCCCGTCTATGTGGACGGGGTGCTGCTCCTTGCGTGTCTATCTATTCTTGAGGGGTGAAAACAATCATGTGCTCTACGCCATTCCCATTGCTTCACATATACACTATACCACAGGTCCAACCTGAACTACCATGAACTAGCATGAACTAATTTTATTTTTTTTGAAGATTTTGTCGAATTCTTCCAGCGCCTGGGCACGCAGTCCGTTTTCCTTTCGTCGAAGCCAGCTGTCTGAGCAGATTCCTTCGCAGGCTTTTTCCCAGGTTTCGTGCCACAAATAATGCCGCTTCATTATCGCCTGCATCCGCTCATCGTCCATACATTCGACGAGCTTCTTGAATTCCCACGGGCGGTTTACGGTCTGAAGGTATTCACGTAACATTTTGTCGCGTTTATCCAGAAATCCGATAATCCGGTCTTCCATTGCATTCCGTCCGTTCCCGCCACTGACTCGTGGCTTTTCATAATCAATAGCATTCAATGCCAACAAGTCGTGTTGGATCTGGCTGATTTCTTTCAGCAGCATGTTGGCTTTTTCTTCCGACTCATAGACCAATTTGAGGTACTCTGTGCTTGTCACGCTACTCCTCCCTTCAATTTCGGTGCCGGTGTTTCCGCTTCAATGTCCAGCGTCATCTGCGCCCGTTTTCCCTGGATGAATAATTCCGCTTCCTTCATGGCGCTTCGCACGGCATTGTCCAGCTCCATCCAAGCTCTAGCATAAATCTTTTCCGTCTTGAATGTAGCGACTAATCCGTCATCACCGTGCATCGCTCCGGCTAATACGTAATTATCGACGCTGTTGTCCCGATTATATTTAATTACGATGTCTTCAATCTCCCCGTCGCATACCGCAGCAAAGCAGGTATCCACATTGGCCATGACGTGAAAAATATTTTCCATGGCCTTGTATAATTCTGGCCGGGCCAGTTCTTTGCTTTTCAGCGTATATTCCCGCGGCACTTCTTTTTCGTTTTCGATGTATCCGATTCGGACAACATTACTGCTCACGTGAATCTTGTTGATGATCATAACTTCACCTTGCTTTCGATGAACGTAATGTGTACTTTGAATCCGCAGATAGTCGCAATCTCTTCCAGTGCCCGCTTCAACAGCATCCTGCGTATACGATACCTGCGGTTCTTCCGCTTCTCCTGCCGCTTCTTCTCAACCCGGCTGATTGCTTTTTCAGCTGTCGGGTCTTGGTAGTGTTCACTGTTCATTCGCCTCGCCTACTTTCCGAAAATCTTTTCCGACACTTCGTTCATGTCAATATCTTTCTCTATATGCTTCTTCGGTCGTCCTGCATGCTTCTTGGGCTTCACTGTCGTTTCCAGATTGTCCACGATGCCGCCGCCCGTCAAAATGTCCAGAACTTTTTTCACGGATTCGTCGTCCCCGGTAATGCTGATATGCACTTCCATCGTCTCACCTCCTATTCCTTGCGCGCGCCTGCATCCCCGTAAATGGTTCGTAAGTAGGCAACGCACTTCGTTCGTATTTCTGCCGCCCTGGCCCCGTGATGGCGTTCGTAATGGCATCGCTCACAAAGCGTGACGGTTTTGTTGATTTCGTCTGATTTATAAATCCCGCACGGCTCATGGTGCATCTTTTCCCCGTCGTCGATGTATCTCCCGCAGATGATGCACTTATACCCGTCTCTTTCGTGTACGCTGTCGTTGAGCCGTTTTAGTTTGACTCCCCGGAGGCGTACCCTTTTCGTCTTTGCAATATACGTCGCTATCCCTCCTCGTCATTTTTACCGTGATATGCCAGCCCGTCAATTCATTGAATGTACTGCTGGCTTCGATGAATTCATAGCCAGGATATAATTTCTCCCATACGTCCCGGCAGTCGGTCTGTCCGGCCAGTTCTTCCAGCTTGCGATGCGTAAACGCCCAGTCTGTTTTCGTGACCTTCGGGTTTTCCAGATTTCGAGAACAAATATATGTGTTCTCGAATTTCTCTTTGTCGCGGGCTTCCTTCATGATGTATTGGCAGAGCCGCTGCATCAATTCTGCATCGTCTATCCGCAACCGGCTGGCATTGCTCAGGCCATTGCCCCAAACGTCTTCCAGCTCATTACGGTCCAGGCCCCCGCTGATGATCAGGTGAAAATGAATATTCGTTCCCTTTCGTTCGATGGCTCCCATATACTTTGCCGAGGGAAGCCCCGCTTTTTTACGCCGACGGTTCACGCGCTTGATGAAATTATGGAAGTCTTTCTTGGCATCCTTCACGTTGTCCCGTTTGTGCAGCGTATCATAGGTCAATGTCAAATAAACATCGTCTCCCGTGAAATTCGTTTTTACTTTCTGGGAGAATGTTCGCAATGCCTTCTTCTTATTTCGGCGTACTTGATCCGGTGAGGACAGGTTGACTTTCTTTTCTCTCATCTTCTTTCCACGTTTCCCCATATCAGGAACTTCAAACAAATCCGTTTCAAAATACCTTTTCCCGCAGAAATATTTCACATTACGAACAAACCCCATGGTCTCACTTCCTTTCCCGGTGGCACTAAATATAACGCCTACTACAAGCCCCAATGGGCCACAGGCCCATCACTTCCTTTATATACATATATATGGTATATGGAAAAATGGAGACGCTCATAATGAACGTTTCCATTGTCCCTCTTCAGTTTAAGATGTGGGCCAGGATATAAATAAATCCGCCCCAAAATAAAAGACTGATGATAATCATGCCCCGCCATACCATGGCCCTGAGTTCATAATCTGTTACGTGCATTGTGCTTTCCATTCCTTTCGTTCTTTGCTGTTCATCCACGTCGGATAGTCCATGTGGTGAAGTTTCGCCTGTTCAATATCGAGTCCCAACGGCGATAACGGCTTCTTGAGTTTGCGCCGGGGTACGGGCTTTTCATCCCCATTCCCATAGCACATCTTTTCCTTCCATTGCTTATTCGCCTGCCGTGACAGCCGCTGTTTTTCTGTATGCAAGATATTCTTGGCAATATTCCCACATTCACGGCTGCACACATATGGCGAGGTGTAGTGTTCCAGCGTCCGTCCACATGCGATACACTTCTTTAGTTTCTTTCTCGTTTTCATGCGCCGCCACCTGGTATATTCATCTAAGATGCGATGCCGGCATGATTCGCAATACTTTCCATTTCCCTTGGCCTGGAATTCCCGGCCACAACAAGGACAAATCATATTCCCACCCCTTATCCGTAAATCTTTACTTCTCCGTACTTTTCTTCGCAGGCAATCAGCCCCGGATATACCTGGCCACATTCAACAGCCATGCATTTCATAAATTCTTCAATCCCCGGCTCTCCTTCGCGGATACAGCCGGCATAGAATTTAATTTTCTGTTGAATGGCTTTTAGGCGCTGCGCTCCGAAGCCAAACAATTCGTGAATCGCCAGGAACAGGTGAATGTAAGACGCTTCGACGCTGGCCATTGCCGACGTCCGCTGATAGCGTCCACTCAATCCCACTCCGGATATGATCCAGTTGATGAAGTCCCGTTCCAGCCGTTCGCTGACCCCTAATTTTTCCATTTTCTGCCTCATCGCAATTAAGGCCGTCCCCTGGAATGTAGGATCTTCTTTTATTTCCTGCCGGTTATATTCATTGCATTTCATTTTGATTCGTTCCAGCCGTTTTTGGCCGAAGCCATAGTCATCATGAAGGGCCATGAATACGAGTGTTGCCGTTGTCGTTTCGCCGGCATTGCTTCCGATTTCTAAGTTTCTTTTCTTACTTTTCTGCATGTCCTCTCACCACCTTCATTTTATCGACCAGTTCCTGCAGGTAGTCCAGCTGCTTATACATAGTGCTGGTGGCCCACTGCATGTTGTGTATCATCTGTGTCTTGGTGTACTCACCATTCTTTTCCAGTTCTACATAATCATCTATGAGTCGATGTTTATCCATGATGTTTCTCATGACCTTCTTGTATTCTTTTCGCAATTCCATGTATTCTTCCCCTGTGATGGGTTCATCTTTTGTTGGCGTTTCTTCCTGGTCCGCTTCTTCTGGTACTTCTTCGATGTCTTCCGCTTCATCATCGGCGGAAATATCTTCCGGATCTTCTTCGTCTGTTTCCGGTCTTTCTGCCTGCACGGCTGCTTCTTCTTGTACAGCCGCTTCCTGGGCCGGCGTTTCTTCCGGTGCCGGATGGATGAAGTCTTCGATAGATTTCAATGTAATTTCATCGTCATCCATGTGCTGTTCATAGAAATCTTTCTGCTGGTCCGGCGTTAATTTAGATAATTCATAGGCCGCAGAAATACCGAGTTTGCCCGATTTCATCCAGTCTGCGTAATATTTCCGCAAGTTGTTGGAAATGGCTGAGTATCGGGCGATATTGGTCGTGCTTTCATGCAGCGTCTTGGCAATCGCGTCGCGCTTGCGGCCGCTGATTTGATTTGTCATGACGCCATATTTGAACAGGCTGTTGAGCTGTTTATACTGCTCGACCCGTTCCCAGGCAGTCAAGTCCCGGGACGTGCTGTTCGTATCGATAAGCAGCAGTTGATTTCCATAGTGGTCCGTAGAGATTTCGCAAGGTACGGTATCTGGAATCCCCACGGTCTGCTCTTTCAGCAGCTCTTTGACGGCCTTGCACCGGCGATGGCCGGATACAATCATGTACCGTCCGTCTTTCATCGGTTCGACAATCAAGTTCTGACGGACGCCGCCGGCGGCGATAATCGAGTTCTTCAATTCTTCTACATCGCCGACGATATAGAAGTTATCCGGATTCTCTACGAGCAGGTTGACCGGAATCTGCTTGATAGTCCGGTCTTTGTCTTTGTTGACGAGTCCCATGTTTTCCATTAAGCTCATTCTTTCACCTTCTTTATGATTTCATTGGCTAATTTTCGATATTGCCATGCCGGCTTGAGGGTCATGCTCAATTCGGCCAGCGGCTTGCACATCAATGTACTGTCGATGATCCAACGGCTCCGGCTGATTTTCGTATCGAAGACAGGGAATCTGGTTCTTAGCAGCCCTTCCGCTTCATCGCTCAGCGTCGTCCGTTCGTCGTGTGTGATGAGCACGCCCAGCAGTTGCAGACTGGGATTGATTTGCAGGACATCCTGAAGCTGTGTGTCGAGTTCCACCAGCCCCTGGCTGGAAAAGGCGTCCAGCCGTACAGGGATGACGATAAAGTCCGCGATGCTCAGTGCGTTAATGGTCAGCATGTTCAGTGCCGGCGGGCAGTCGATGAGAACAATATCATATCCGCTGCCGATGTCGGCCAGGGCGTCGACGGTCTTGCTTTCGTAATAACTGCGCTCCAGTTCATACAAATCCATATTCCCCGGCATGAGCGACAGAAACGGCCAATCCGTGCCGATGATTTCTTTTTCCCGCATCCCACACGGGGCTGACTGGTCGTACCGTTTGTAGAACTGCGTCAGATTCCCTTGCGGGTCACAGTCAATCATGAGTACTTGCGGTGCCTGGACGCGATGACTGCCAGGCACGTGATGTGTTCGTTGTGTAGCATAAAGGTGGGCCAGATTCGCCGTCGTTACCGTCTTACCGACGCCCCCTTTTAGGTTGTAAATAGCGATTTTCATGTGGTTTCTTCCTCTCTGAATAGCGGCAATTCCATAACATCTTTCCCATGAACCACGGACAATCTTCGCAGTGGTCCTGGCAGATGTCCATTTTGTATTTGCGGCAATAGATCCAACTGTGCGTCGGCTGGCCGCATAGCGGACAAGTGTCCATTAGTATACCTTTTCCTTGACGATGTTGTAATGAGCACAATGTCCATCCTGCCAGCGGATGCAGGGAAAGCCATCTTTGTAATACATTTCCTCGGCGTACCCGTGCCAGTGTCCGGCATGGATTTCTTTGGCTGCCAGCTTGATGGCCTTCTGGGCAATGTCTTGATGGACATTACGGTTCTGCATCCGCCGGAACCACTTGCTTTCATCCTGTTTTTTCATGTCTATTCCCTCATTTCACAGGCGTATTTCTTTTTGATTTCGTTGAGGATATCGACGTATAACATCATCCACCGTTTTTCATCCAGTTCATCGCCGAATCCGTGTTGATTTTCGATGTCCTGCTGCATGATCATCAATGTGTCCAGGCTCAGTGCCGGCAACACCTTCTTGATGTAGTCGGCGACTTCATAGACGATGTGCGTCCGCCGTCCCAGGGCATAGCGCATAGCACAGCAGAGTGTTTTTTCATAGGCTTCGTCAACCGGCATAATATTCACATTATTTTCCCCTCCTTGGCGTCGATGCTATCGGCGCCCAATACTGTACCTCTTGCATTGTGACAAGGCGGATTTCCCCGTCTATAATCCAATGATCCATACAGAACGTTCCTATTGCAACAAATTCCCAGGCTGTGCCTACGTTCATTGCGACAAGTACCCTGCGATGCGGGTCCGGTAATTCATAGCGTGTGTCTACCCATTTCATCAAGCATGCCTCCTTTTCTTCCTTTTGTGCCAAGCTGGCAATGCTTCTATGGTCTCCAGTTTTTCGGCTACTTCGCTGTCATCTAAGTAGCCCAAGGTTCCTCCTGTTTCGGCCGTAACAGGGTTGTCGTAATCAACGTCCCCGTCTTTCAATACGGCCAGTTCCCACAATCCTTGTTCTCCGCCGTATGTATATCCTCCGCCTTGGATAACGCTGCCCGTATAGCCATTGGCAAAATGGAACCAATAGTGCACTACGTCCACAGCGCCAAAACGGAAGCCAGCAATGTGTTCTGTTTCTTCTTCATCAGGTTTAAACCTTCCGAATTGCATGATCTCACCTGCCTTTCAGAAATTAATGATTAGCCGCTGCCCTGGGCGGATGTCGTCAGTGCTATTGATGTCGTTATTCACACTGATTTCATAGATGACTTCGCGGATATCCATACCGCGTTCATCCGCAATGGGCCTGGCGATTTCCCACAATGTTTCTCCCTGGTCCACGATGTGGACTCGGGCATCTTCCTGGGCTTTTACTGTTTCTCCCAGTGAATGGCCTACATACAGGCCGACACTGCAAGTCACAGCCAGGGCAAGTAAAAACCGTCCAATATGCCTTTCTCTTTTCATCGTTTTCCCTCCATTCATTATTTTTCGATTTTCGCATCCAGCCATTGCTTAATCTGCCAGCCCGGAAAACGCATGTCCGATTCCGGCGTTATCTTTACAAACGGCAATTCGCGGCGAGATGCGAGATTATAGATTGTCCGCACTGATACATGCAGCACTTTGGCCAGCGTCCTGGCGCTGTAAACTCTGTCGGACTCCAATAGTCCTGGCCGAATATCTTTCATATTGCCTTCTCCTTTCTATACCTCGTTCATCCCCGTTGCTTCATGCTATAATGAAAACAAAGGAGATGATGAAAATCATGAAACGTGATTTAGATCTGCTTCGGAAGATGTTGCTTCGTATCGAAGAGTTAGATCCAACTAAAAGCAAAATCACTATTAACAGTTTTTCCGATTTATGTGACTATCCACCACTTATTTCACTTCACATTGAACTATTAATTGACGATGGCTTCATTGAAACATCAGAACCTATTTATTGTGGCCCTATCAGTGATTATTGGATTTACAGACTCACATCATCTGGATACGACTATTTAGATGCCATTCGAAATCCATCCATTTGGCAAAGTACATTGAATAAAATCGAATCGGTTGGTGGTAGTGTTACCCTGGACATTGTTAAATCTATTGCTGTATCTATCATCAAAAGCCATCTAGGTATTTAATTTCTTGCTGAATAACACCATCTATTTCATCAAAAACTTTCTCGTATCTAGTTACTGTTTCTTGTGGTTCTCCTAAAAGAAACGGGTGTAACTTTTCCAGCATTTCAAATTTTTTATTTAACAGAAGCTGTAATCTTTTTTCTGCTGCATATCTTTTAGTTTGATTTTGAGCCATTTCCTTACGCGGTTCTTTTCCCTTATCTGGCTTCATATTTATCTCCTTCCTATGCCTTGTTCATTCCCATCTCTTCATGTTATAATGTAGTTATCAACTTTTCCTTAGGGCCGTCCGGTTGCCGCCGGGCGGTTCTTTTTTTGTGTCCGTTTCGGACAGGTCAGATAGAGCGTCAATCCCTTGCCGGCTAAATCAAAGATTTTTTCTACAATGGGACTCAGGTCCCTTTCTTCTGCCATGGTGATTTTGTCATCACAGCAGATACGTTCGAGCCGGATGCAGTCGCTGTTCGCATCTGCCAGAGCTACATGATACTGCATGGCCCCGGCCGCGATGCCTGGAAGTTTTCCGATTTTCGGCAGGATCATCCTGCCGACTGCCGATTCTTTCGACAAATATGCATAGCCGAGGCACGGATTTTCAAAGACCTGCATCATGCCGGCAACCATGTCGTCACCTGGCAGGATTTCCCCGCTTTCATACTTTGCGTATGTCCTTACGGACACGTTCAGTGCTTCCGCTGCCCGCTCCTGCGTCATTCCCGCATCTTTGCGGGCTTTTTTTATTTCAATCCCGAATCTTTTACTCATGGTCATCCATCTCCTTTCCGCTATAATGAAATTGACCGCTAAAGAAAACCGTCTATTTACGGCTTACAATCTTTGTTTATCATTTCTGCCATCATAACTACCCTATCGAACACTTCTTGATTACACATATCTTCAGTGTGAAATCCGAACGGCGTATAGACGTTTAAATTGGTAATCTCTACTACATCGTCATCAGTGTAGATGATAGCAGTTGGAACATCGGCTAAATTTAGCGCGCTTTCTAAAAATACAAGCATCTTCCTTCTTTTTTCCCTTTCCTTTGCGTTCAGCATAGCTACATCCCCTTTGTCAATTTGAATTTTTCCATAGCATCCATTTTGATTTGAAAAATGTTCGTGCCTGGCAATAACAGTTGGCAGATATGGGCCGCTTCCTTGGCCGTCATCTTCTTTTCCATCGCCAGCATCCGAGCTTGTTTGCTCTTATCGCTCTTCATATCTTCTTCCGCTTCCAGACATTCCAATTCGCTCTCTAATACCCGCTTTTCCAGAATTTCCTTTTCTTTCTTGTTCATTGGTTTCCTCCCATATAATTCGTTAATCCCGTCCAGCCTTTCTTGGCTGCATATTCATCAAGATCTTGTTTGGCTTCGGCCAATGTCATGCGCAACATCATCTGTTTCATCCGATGCCAACCGCCACCGGGTGTACGCTGATAGCAAAGTGCGTATGGTTGACCGCCGATAAGCGGCATAGCTCGATAATGCCAGCCACGGCTGTCTACGTATTCGTTGTAATGTTCCATTTTCTCATCTCCCTTAACTTCTACTGATAAGTAACAGAAATTCCAGAAATGTCATGTGCTCTTTGAGCATCCCAGTGTAGTAAATCCAGTACTCGATGCCCAGGGCCGCAAGTGCCAACATCGCCCAAGCCATAATTTTTAGTTTCATAGTCTATCTTTCTGTTTTAGCAAGTTAATAAGTATAAAAATCACTAATGTCGCACTTTAATTTCATGGCCATTACTGGCAACATATTCGCGTCAAAAGTATAATCACCATGCTCATATTTCCAATATGTTGAGCTGTTTTTGAAGTTGAATGCTTTAGACATTTCATCAATTGTTATTCCTAGAGATTTTCTTCGTTCTTGAATATATGCTAAATTAAACTTCATTATATCACCTCCTTTGTTTCTAAATTAGAAAGTTTCTATATCTGTAATATACACTTTCTAATTCAGAAAGTCAATGCTTTTACTTGTTATTTTAGAGATTTTTCACTTTCCAAAACGGAAATATTATATAATTTAACCATCATTAGGATAAGGGGGTGCCATAATGACTACGGGGGATAGAATCAGAAATGTTCGTGAAGATAAAGATATTCTTCAACAAGAACTTGCAAATGCCATTGGCATCAATGTCAGCGTATTAAGTCGAATAGAGAAAGGAACTCGTCCGATTCGTGATGATGAGCTTATTAAAATTGCAAACAAGCTCTCTGTCTCATCTGATTATCTTTTAGGTATATCCGATTCCCCTTCATCCACCACTATTACTTCTTTAACTGTTGCGGAAAAAGATATACTACATTTTTATCGTCAGCTTGATGAGCGAGACCAAGGGGCTATTTATGGGGAAATGAAAGGTATGCTTCGTGCTGAAAAATACCATCATAATTCTGAACTTCTTCAAACCTCAACTAAATCTGTTCATGAATCTCCCAAGGAATTTTCAATAGCTGCATCTGGTTTGGACGAAAAAACACCAGCTGGTAGTGAAAATCTGGAAATCATCAAGAAACGTGTCCGCAAACTTACGAATAATCCAAAATAAAGTAGGTGACGCCATGAATTATTGCGATATGTTGGATTTATGTTATCGTGAAGGCATTGTCCTATCCATTGAAGATTTTAAACCACCGTTAAATGGAATCTATATATCTTGTGATGATCTCCATGCTATCATGCTATCCAGCCGCATTCTTGACAATATTCCGCTACGCAATGTCGTCCTGGCTGAAGAAATTGGCCATCATTTTACCCTGTCCGGAAATAACCTTCCAACAGAACATTGGAATCGGCTGCATCGTTGTAATTATAGTAAAGATGAGGCCCGCGCACTACGATGGGCTGCCATTCATCTCATCCCATCGCACGAACTCCTACAAGCCTCATGTGACGGGATGACAACACTCCCAGTTCTAGCAGAGTATTTCCAAGTGACACCATCGTTTGTAGCTTATCGTATGTCTCTTCCCGATGTTCAGTGTTTTCAATATCCACATATCATCTAATTTTTCATTACATTATCAGCAGAAATGGAGTGTAGTCTTATGAAAAAATCGATGTTACTAGCTCTCACTTTATCAGCTTTATTGATTACAGGTTGCGGTAGTGATCCTACAGGTGATATATCCAAAGCAACCGGTTTGTCAAAAGAGCAAGCTGGCACTGTACTTACACAATTAAAAGATGTTGGCGTGACCAAATTCGACGGTGTTTCAACGTTGAATAAAGATAAGGGCTATTATTATATCCAGGATGATAAATATGGCCGCGTCTTTTTTGCAATTAAAGATAACAAGCTATCCGTCATTGAAAATCAGCAGGGCGTAAAGGTATACATATCTGATAATAAAATCTGTGACCTTGCTGATGTTACTCTAACTGACGCTCAAGTAGCAGAATACCAAGTAATCGCGCAAAATGCCGTCAAAAACAAATTGAAAGCTCCATCGACAGCGGATTTCGACAATCTAAAGGTTATGAAGGATAAAAGTGGCTCGGTTTTAATCACTGGCACCGTTGACGCTCAAAATAGTTTCGGCGCAAAAATCAGAAATGGTTTCATGGTTACTGTTGATTCCAACAAACAAGTAACGGGCGTGAACCTTTTATAACTCTATAGCTCATTATGATTGAAAGGATGTTTGCATTATGTTTGAAATTATTGATAGTGGTCGACACAAATCCGCATTGTCTGGCGATTTAACCCCATTGAGCATAGATATTGAAAATAAATGTGGTAAATTTGTCGGCAGTGAAGGTTATATCTATGACACTTCTTTAGAGCATTGCACATGTGCTGATTTTGCTATCCATGGCGGAACCATGGCCTGTAAACATATGATTCGCCTGGCTATGGAACTGGGCGAACTTCCCAATGATGGAATGATTACAGACCATGAGAAAGCTCGCATAAAATATTATATGGGTATTCTAAAAATCTTCGTCAAAACAGCGCCTATCATGGATACGGTTCATTTAGTCCGTATATTGAATAAATTACTTAAATCGACAGGCATGACTTGCGCTGGAAATGAGCCAGCATTTGCTGGTATCCCTGATTTACTCGAATCTAGTCTATTTGAATTGACTAAAAACGGGAAAAAGATTAGGGTAACGAAAAACAGCAAGAAGGACATGAAATCATTACAAAGGTCCGTGGAAAGCCGAGTAGGCGCTTTCGTCATAGAACATGTTGATGATGAATCATTATCGGCGTCTTTGCAATCTTTATCCGATGAATATGATGCTGAATTCTAATCATCAAGATATTCACAAGATATCCAGAAGATCTTTGCCAAATACCGTTGTAGATAATTTATCTTGCGAAATCCATGGCGTTTTCAACAGATATGCAAAAGATATTCGGAATTTTAGCCTGATTCTGCAAGAAGTCTCCCACCTCTTTAGGCAGTGAGATGAATAGCAAATTCTTTTATAGTACCGTGGGGCGCACGGGAATCTACGCCTGTGGAGAGTGTGTAAGCCGCTGCAGCTCTTTGGAGTCCGTGGCGCTGTTCTCGTTGAAGCAGGAAGCTCCCGCCTCTATA